CGACGACAGACGGGAAGCTTTGGAGATGATCGCGCACAAGGTTGGGCGCATCCTCAACGGCGACCCCGACTACCACGACAGCTGGCACGACATCATCGGCTACACAAAGCTCGTTGCCGACAGGCTTGAGAGATAAGCCGTGAGCGCTCTCTACACCGCTCTCGCAATCCTCGGCATCATCGCCGCTGGCCTCACCCTCTTGGGTATCTGGCTCCTGTTCGAGCACGTTCTCGATTTCGCCGCGAAGACGCATGAGGATTTCGACCGCGATTTCGCCCACGGCGACTGCCCGCACCTTCCGCGCGAGCTGAGGACGAGCCAGCGAAAAGGTGCTCACCGAGCTAGCGCCGGCCCGTCCGGTACATATTCTACTCATTTTTCTCTATCCGGCCCTCTTAGTGGGGCGGGCGGCTTTTAGATGGCTTCCGCACCAGACTCTACGGGAATTTCGAGGGTCTATTCCCGCACCAACGCGAACGACTGGCTGTCAGGCCCTAACGGTCCGCTGTCTCGCGAGATGCGGGTCAAAGGCCTCACCAACGAGATGCTGGAAAAGCTCTCCGGAGTGCCAGAGCGGCGCATCGAAATGTACCGCAGTCAGACTGAGGAAGCGCCGGTTTATCTTGAGGACATTTGGGCAATAGCCACCGTCCTTGGTCCTCGTTTCCTCACCGGCCTTCTCTCCAAAATCGGAATGTACGCCGCCGAGTTCAACGGATCCAGCCCTGAGAAGATCGCGGGCGAAATCATCCAGCTAGCGGCCAAACTTACAGGAGGAGATGGAAAATGATCTATACGCCATACCACCTATCGCAGTCCATTCGCGTGGGCCGCGACTATGACGCCCAATATGGAGTCCGCGTTGGGGGATCCGGTGGCCGGATCATAGGCTCTGAGCTCCTGCTTAATCGCGATCAGGCTGTGTTGCTCTGCTCGCTCCTAGAACAAGCACATGACGCTGGGCGCGAGGAGCGCATTGCGGCATGATCGACAAGCGCCTGCAATCGTTAATCGAAGCGCCTCTCGCCGACCCTGTAAAGCTGGCGATTCACGGTGAGCCGCGAAAGATTAAGCGTGGCCCGCGCGTTCGTGAGAACGATAATATAGGTGCTCCAAAACTGAGCCGCGATCAGCTCGCAGAGCGGAAGTCGAAACAGTTCAGCGCGAAGCTCAACTCGCTGTTCGACTACTACGCGACGACCAACCTTCCGGCCGAGAAGGTTGCTGAGCATGTGGGCCTATACCGACAGGTTCAGACTGGCATGGACGACAAGGGAAAGCCCGTGTTCACGCGCGCTCCTGACATCAAAACAGTCGAAGCGCAGTTGGCGTGGCGCCGGAGGGCCGCAGCATGAGCCTCAGATCGTGGCTGTTTTTACGTCGCCACCACCACTCCTGTAACCGCACAATAGCAAGCGCTCGTGAGCTTGCCCGTATCGGTCATGAAAAACGCCACGCAAAGAAGCTCGCCCTAGCCAGAAGGATCCGTGAGGAACTCGGGCTTGAGCCTGATGGGCGGCTGGTGTGAGCGCGCTTCTCGAGCTGCCTTGGCCTCCAGCATCTCTCAGCGGTCACAGCGACAAGCACTATTGGAGGATGCGCCCTATCATCGCCAAGCACCGCGAATGGGCGCTGAAGGCCGCTCTAGCGATACGTAACAACGTTAGCGTCACCTTGGGCGATAACAGCGACATTCGCGTGTCGGCGACATTCTATCCGCCCAATCGACGCAGCGACCGCGTATCGTACCCAAATCGGCTGAAACCGTATTGGGACGGTATCGCGGACGCGCTCTGCGTAAATGATCGCCGCTTTCTACCGACATATCACTTTGCCGAGCCGGTCTCAAACCCGCGCGTCGTCGTGGTCATCGGCTAATGCCCCCATCCCGCCAACAGCTCTATGAGCACGCCTGCCGTCTCGAGCAATTCGCCGAGCTGCTGAGCCTGAACCTCGGCACACGCGAAGCCGCGGAACGCATGGGCATCACTCCCAAGCGCGCAGACAAATACCTCGCGCGCATCCGCAGGGATCTGGGGAGCCAGGCGCGATGAACATAGTTCCCATCAAACAGGAAGCCGTGCCTCTCCAGCGCTGGGCTCAGCCGCCGTGCTGTCCGCTATGCGGATCTCCTCAAAACCCTCGCCTGATGGTCGCGCATATCCAGGCATTGGTAGCAGCCTATTTCGGGCTTCTCCCACGCGACATGACGACGCAGGAAAGACGCTTCGAGGTATCGCATCCCCGCCAGGTTGCGATGTACCTTTCACACGAGCTTACCTCGCAATCGCTCATCGAAATAGGAACGCGGTTCGGAGGCCGGGACCATTCCACCGTGCTTCACGCGGTCAAGGCCGTGCAACGAAGGATGCTGGCAGATCCCGAGCTCGAGGCTGACGTTGCAGCTCTGCGCGCGAGACTGGTGGGATGAGTGTACGCGCCATGTCAGCCGTGTGGGATCTAGACCTCCCCGATAGCGACAAAATAGTGCTTCTCGCGCTGGCGGATTGCGCCAACGATGAAGGCCATTGCTGGCCGTCTGTGGCCTCGCTTGTTCGCAAATGCAGCAAGAGCGAACGCACCATTCAGGGCTGCATCAAACGTCTTGTTGACGAAGGGCTGCTGATCCGTCGCGAGGTTTTGGGAAAGGGTTGTAATTACACGGTTTTGCCGAAGCGTACCGCAGCGCCTGCGCCCCGCAAAGATAGCACCGGCGCAGATCCTGCACGGGCGCAGGGAACGACGGATACCCCCGCAGCGGCTGCGGACAAACCATCAAGAACCATCACTTCAGAAGCTAAAGCTCCTGAATTGCGCGTGATCGATGCTTGGAATGAATTGCCGAAAGTTCACAAGGCCAAGGTTCTCGACAATTCACGTAAGCAAATGCTTCGTCTTCGGATCAAGGCTCACGGCCTGGAGACCATGCTGGAGGCGGTCAGGCTGGTCGGCCGATCGCCGTTCCTCCGCGGCGAGGTGGGCGATGGCCGCATGGCCGACATCAACATCATTCTCCAGCCGAAGACCTTGGCTCGGGTTCTGGAAGGATTCTACGGCATGGACGAAGTGAAGGCCGAGCTAGGGCCAGCTGAGCGCATGTCCCAGCTTCGGCGGGTTATCCCGATCTATGAGCGCGACGGACACACTGAGTGGGCCGCCCAAGCGCGTCGGATGCTAGAAAAGCTAGAGGCTGAAAACCCCGATGCTGGTCGCGCCGCCGCTATGATTGCAAACATCGCGAGGGTGGCATGATGGCGCGCAAAAAATTTGTTTTCCGGGTGCGCCCCACGGCTTTTGGTGAACCAGGAGCGAAGCGGTCACAGGACAACAAGCCCTCTCGTGTAATGAGAGAGCCTGTCCGGACCACTTCAGTCGACCACGGCTTTTGGAGCCACCTGTCGCTTCGCAGTCGCTCGGGGATGGGATTATCCCAAGCTTGGCCGTTGCTTTCGAGGCTTTTTCCCGCCCCGCTCATCCCCGCTCGGCCTTTCGGACTCGGGTGGTGCTTTGATGAGGCCCCGCTGGTAACACCAAGCTACTTTCGCAGCATCTCACGCCAGCGGTATCAAGCCCAGCCACGAGACGGTCGAACTCGTAGCAGAAAATGCGGTGGTGAGCAATCGCCCGGATCGAAGCCGAATGGCCTAAACAACAAAGATTGGTTCGGTGCGAAGCACGAGAGCCGGATAAGCGCCAAAACACCAACGATTTCAACCATCTCACCCACCGGAGGAAGGTAATGGCGTTGAGGGGGAGGGAGTAAATGTTCATGGGTATCTTCCACGGAGCGGCGACGCTCGAAGCAAGGCGCGCAGCGGGACTCCCAACCTCGCTACCATGCCCGAAAGACTTTGACACGGTGTTCGTCCTGATCGGACGGCAAGCGTGCGAAGAATGGTATCGCGTAGGCCGGGCAACAGTCACCCGCTGGCTCGATGACCGCGGCAAGGAACTGCTCATCTCGGCGAGGTCGGATCATGTCCGCTCCCAGGCCCGAACAAGGCTGCGCGCATGTCCGCCTGATTTCGCCGCGGCATTTCCATATCTCGGGCTCAAGGGCTGTCGTCGACGCTACCGAGCTGACTGGCGGCAAATCTACCGCTGGCTCGAGGAATGTGGACGCGAGAAGCTGATTGAGGCTCGCCGCAGACAAACAGGCGATCGCGAGGTCGGAAGACATGTGAGGTTGATGGGTAACGTCATCGGCTATCAGGTCTCAAACCTAAAGACCGCTCCCTCAGTTGGTGGACAATAAGAGCGCTATGCCCTCAGAGTTTTACGTTTACGAGCTGAGCGATCCTCGCGACGGCGCAGTGTTCTACGTTGGCAAGGGCAAAGGCTCACGTCTGTGGCGGCACGAGGTAGATGCAAAAGCCGGTAAGCCCGGAGCAAAATGCGACAGGATCCGAGACATTCTTGCAGATGGACTGCGGCCACAAACAATGGTCGTTCAGAGCTTCAGGGATGAAACATCTGCCTACCGCGCCGAGGCGCAACGCATCGCCCATTATGGTCTAGATCGGCTAACCAATATCTCTCCCGGAGGGGCCGGAGGATGCACTGCGCCATACGATCCAGTCAGGGAAGCGCGCGACGTGATCCGGTCACAAGCAAAGACCATCCGCCGCGTGATGATCTTCCGTAAGTTTGGGATTGGCGTGCGGTGGAAGGGTCTAGACTTCATCGAGACCGGATATGAGATCGCGGTGCGGATGAGAGAACTGGCCGGCGCGGAATACTTTAATCAGCACATAGGGGCAGTTTGATGGCTCGCGGTCGACCCACCTCATTCAAGGCGGAGTTCTCGAGGCAAGCTGAGAAGCTGACCGAGTTGGGCGCTACCGATCAGGAAATAGCTGATTTTTTCGAGGTCGACACCAGAACGGTCTACCGTTGGAAGCACGAGCATGCCGAATTTTGTCAGGCCCTAAAGACGGGCAAGGAGGTTGCCGACGAGCGTGTCGAGCGCAGCCTCTACCAACGTGCCATTGGGTACGAGCAGGATGAGGTCAAAATCTTCATGCCTGCAAACGCAGCCGCCCCGGTTTACGCTCCTTTCCGTGCCAAGATTGCTCCCGATGTGACGGCTGCAATCTTTTGGTTGAAGAACAGGCGCAAGGATCAATGGCGCGAGAAGCAAGAAGTTGAGCATTCCGGAGAAGGTCTCGGCCTAAATATCGTGTTCGGCCGTGCGCCAAGTCAGGATTGAGCTTACCGCACCGCAGGATGACTTCGTTCATGCCACTGAACAGTTTCCGGCGATGGTCGCTGGATATGGCTCGGGCAAGTCTCACGCTGCGATCTGGCGCACGCTGAGATTGAAGCTCGGCTATCCGGGGCAGAATGTCGGATACTATCTGCCGACCTACGATCTCGTTGCGAGAATGCTGTATCCCAGGTTTGCCGAAACGCTGGACCTGCTGAAGATCAGGCATCGCATCAACAAGAACGACAACGTGATCGAGATTATCGGATCAGGTCTCGTCATCGCCCGCACGATGGACAACCCTGAAAAGATCGTCGCTTATGAGGTAGCTGATTCAATCGCCGACGAGCTCGACACGCTCAAGACCGACAAGGCGCGCGATGTATGGAACAGGATCATCGCCCGCAATCGTCAGAAGAAGCCAGACGGCTCGCTCAACAGCGTCGGCGTGGCCACTACCCCTGAAGGCTTCCGGTTCGTTTACGAGCGATGGAAGAAGAACCCTGGTGCGGGGTACAGGCTCATCAAGGCGTCGACCTATTCGAACGCATCCAATCTCCCGCCCGGCTATATCGACAGTCTCAAGGCGAGCTATCCATCTAACTTGCTGGCAGCCTATCTCGACGGCGAGTTCGTCAACCTCACCAGCGGCTCAGTGTATCCTGAGTTCGACCGCGTGCACAACGCATCGTCAGAGACCATCCGCACCAGCGAACCGCTTCACATCGGAATGGACTTCAATGTCGGAAAGATGGTGGGCGTCGTGAATGTGCTTAGAGAGGGCGATCCTCACGCTGTCGACGAACTGACCGGCATTCTCGACACGCCGGCCATGATCGCGAGCATCAAGTCTCGCTATGAGGGCCATGCGATCTTCGTCTATCCCGATGCCAGCGGTGGAAACCGCAAGAGCCAGAACGCCAGCGAAAGCGACCTGGCACTGTTGAGAGCCGCTCGGTTCACTGTGCTCAACAATCCATCCAATCCGGCTGTCAAAGACCGCGTTCTGAGCATGAACCAGATCATCCACAGCGAAGGCAAGAGACGGTTCAAGGTGAACATCGACAATTGCCCGATGCTGGTCGAGTGCCTCGAGAAGCAGGCATACGACAAGAACGGCGAGCCCGACAAATCGAGCGACCTCGATCACTCGCCAGATGCGCAAGGCTATTTCATCGCGTACAAGTTCCCGGTTGTGAACCGGACCATTCGCCGCGTGAGCATTGGCGGCATCTGACAAACCTAACCCGCGCTCCCCGTTGCTGCGTAGCGTTCGCAGAGCATGGCCGGCACAGGTGTAAGAGCGACCCACGCGGATTACGACGCCTATTCCGCGAAGTGGAAAAGGTGCCGCGATGTCGTAGCTGGTCAAGACGCGATGCACACCGCGCGCACGGCCTATTTGCCCAAGCTCAAGGATGAAAGCGATGGCGCAGACGGCTATCTCAACGGCACATCGGACGGAGATTACGGCGCTAGACTGAAGCGCAGCGACTTCTTCAACGCGACGTGGCGCACGATCGATGCTTTGGGTGGCATGGTCTTCCGCAAGCCGATCAAGGTTGAGGTTCCTGCGGGGATCAAGGACTATCTCGACGACATCACCATGTCCGGCGTATCGATGGAGGACTTCGCCAAGGAAATCCTCGAGGATGAACTGGCGGTAGGCCGCATCGGCATCCTGGTCGATTATCCCCAGCGCCCTGATAATGTTGTTCCGCTGACCGTGGCCGCCGCACAGGCGCAGGGTTATCGCCCGACGCTTCAGCTCTACTCAGCTGAGAATATCCGCAACTGGAAGTTCACCCGCATCAACAATTCGTGGATGCTGAGCATGGTCGTGCTTGGCGAGAAGGCGCCTGTTCCCAAGGACGAGTTCACCGATGACATGGAGGACCGTTATCGCGTCCTCGATCTGGAGAATGGCTCGTACCGGCAACGTCTGTTCAAGGTCGTCGACCAGAAAGATGTCCTGATCGACGAGTTCTACCCTCTGATGAACAACGCGCCGCTCGACTTCATCCCGTTCAAGATCGTCGACCCCAACGGCAAGGGCGACTGCATCGATGAGCCGCCGCTGATCGATCTGGTGGACAAGAACGTTGCCCATTATCAGGTCAACTCAGACTATCGGCACGGGCTGCACTTCACCGCCTTGCCGGTCGCCTTCTTCGCTGGCTTGCAGCTCGATGAAGGCGAGAAGATCACCATTGGCTCGTCATCGGCCATTGTCGCACCAGATCCCACCGCAAAGGCGAGCTACCTCGAGTTCAGCGGCGACGGGCTGAAGACCATCGAAAGCGCACTCACCCGCCTAGAGACGCAGATGGCGCTGCTCGGTGCCCGCATGATCGCCGACGAGACCAAGAGCGCGGTAGAGACCCTTGGCGGCACGATCATCAAGCGAGCCGGTGAGAATGCCGTACTGTCAAAGATTTCGCGTTCTGTCAGCCGTGCACTTGAATGGGCATTGGGCGTATTTGCCGATTGGGCAGGCTCGCCGGGGAAAATCACTTACGAGCTTAATCGCGACTTCATCCCGCCAGCGATGGACGGACGCCAACTGATGGCCCTAGTCACTGCGGTACAGGGCGGACGCATCAGTGACGAAGAGTTCTTCGAGCTGATGCAGCGGTCGGACGTGATCGACAGCGACAAGACCTTCGAGGAACACCAGGAACAGATTAAGGCGCAGGGGCCGACTGCTGTGCCTGCACCTGCACCGCAACAGGGGGCTGCGGCGTGAGCGAGGTGTTTCTCATGCTCGCCCGCGCTCTCATTGGTTGGGGAATGCTCTGCCAAGCCGCGGCTGAGTGGTGCATCTCCGAAGGCTATCGCAACCTATGAGCGAGTTGGAACTACGTGACGCGATCATTCGCCACGCGCTCCAGCTACAGCGATTGGCAGCTGGTCAATCGGCCGATGTGGACAAGATCCTCGCACAGCTGGAGGCCGAACTCAGAGCGCTGCTCAACTCCAACGTCTTGAGCGAAGCCGGCAAGCGCGAGATTCAGCAGCTCATCAACCAGGCCGATGAACTGATTACCCCGGCCTATGCCGATGTCGCATCAGCGGTCGATACCCACGCTCTTGCCATCGTCGTCGCGGAAAAGACCGTTCAGGCGCTTGAGGACGTGCTTCCTGTAACAATCGCTACTCCCACTGCCGAACGCCTCGCCAGCCTCACCAAAGACGTGATGATCGATGGCGCTCCATCATCGGCATGGTGGGACAAGCAGGCGGAAGACACGGCGTTCAAGTTCGCCGCGGCGGTCAGACAAGGGGTGATTAATGGCGAGACGAACGAGGCCATCGTTGCCCGCGTTGCCGGATCGCGAGACACCACAGGGATACTGGACGTTGCGCGAAGGAATGCCCGTGCTCTGGTTCACTCATCCGTCATGTCTGCAGCCAACGATGCGCGGCTCGCTACCTTTCGTAAAAACTCGCGCTTCATAACCGGTGTCCGCTGGCTCTCGACGCTCGACAGCCACACCTGCATTACGTGCGCTGCTCTCGACGGTCAGGCGTGGGATCTGCAGGGCGACAAGCTAAGCGGAACCGAACTCGACTTCACCGCGCCGCCCAAGCATTGGTCATGTCGCTGTGTACTCTCGCCGATCCCCAAGGGCTTCAGTGATCTTGGGTTGAACATCGATGTGCCTGAGGGAACGCGGGCGTCATCGCAAGGTCCGGTCCCGGCCACGACAACCTTTGCCGACTTCCTCAAGCGGCAGTCGCCTGAGTTCGTCGACAAGGTGCTCGGGGCGAGAAGGGCCGAACTGTTTCTCAACGGTAAACTTACACTCACCGATCTGGTGAGCGGAACCGGGCGACCACTGACGCTCGAAGAATTGTGAGAGGAAATTAGAATGCGGAAACTAACGCTAGTCGCTGAAGAAGCCGACGAACCGATCGCAACAATCGACGGCCAGCAAATCGATTGGGAAGCCGCCGCAAAAATTCGCCGGCAAGCTTACGAGGCATATTGCAACGCAGGCTTCCTTAGCAAGCACGCCTTGGAATTGTGCAAAATCATTCGTTTCGGTTGAGAGGAAGGAATTAATCATGGCTGAGGACAAGACATTTACGAAGGCAGAGGTCGACGCGATGATCGAGGCCGCTGTTGCCAAGGTCGGCGAGAAGGTCGATGAGCTATCATCGAAGAACGCTGGCCTGCTCGATGATCTCAAGAAGGCCCAGCGCGAAGTGAGAGCCGCCAAGGACATCAAGCCGGAAGACCTGGCTGCGGAATCGGAGCGCGCCGACAAGGCCGAAGCTGCTCTGAATGAGGCAACCAAGAACCTCAAGGCAATCACGACCGAGCGCGACAAGGCGATGAAGGCGCTGGAAACCGAGCAAGGCGCTGCCCGCACCTATGCGCTCGATGCTGAGATCAACTCGGCCATCGCGTCGGGCAATATCGTGCCAGCTTTGGTTCCCGCTTTCATGGCGATGGTCAAGCAGCAGGCCAAGGCCGATCTGGTTGACGGCAAGTATGCTGTGAGCATCGGCGACAAGCCTGCGACCGACTATATCAAGACGTTCCTCGAGAGCGAGGACGGCAAGGCATTCAAGGCCGCTCCAATCAATGGCGGCGGCGGCTCGCAAGGCAGTCAGGGACAGGGCGGTAGCGGCAAGACCATTCCCCGCTCTCAGTTCGATGGATTGAGCCAACCCGAGCGCGTCACCTTTGCCAAGGAAGGCGGCAAAGTCGTCGACGCTTAACGAGGCGGCAGGAATGCGCTATGGCGTGCCCATGCGCTTCCTGCTCGTCTTGCTACTCGCTGTAGCAACCCCATCCTTCGCTGCTGAGCAATTCGATCTGCAATGCTCTGGCTCCATCTATGATGGCGGGCCGATCAGCCGCCATTACCGCGTCGATTTAACGGCTAACAAATGGTGCGCCAACGGCGACAACGGCGTCTGTGCGACGAGACCTATTGCCGAAACCGACCCTGACCTGATCTGGTTCGAAAAGGAACCGCGCAAGTTTCCCAGTGATGTGGGGATTATCCACTATGTCAGCCGGCTCAATGGCAAATGGTACTGGCACCTGGGAGCAATGGAAGTCGAAGGAACCTGCGAGAAAGCTCCCTTTTCCGGTTTCCCCAAGCTAGACACCAAGTTCTAGCGCTCAAACCTATCTAGCGCTCCCCATACCCACATAATCTTTCGCTTGGCCGGTGGACCCGGCCCCGCGACCGCCAGTGGACCTGGCTGCGGATGCACATTCTGCAACCGGAGTCATACCAATGGCGAACGTCTTCACCAATCTTGCCGCAGACATCTACAAGGCCGCTGATATTGTCGGCCGCGAGGTCGTCGGCTTTGTTTCATCGGGCACCATCAACGGTGGCACCGAGCGCGCCGCGAAGGGCGATACCGTCCGATCCGCATTTACTCGCCCGCAGACGGTCAACACGACCTACGCGCCGAGCATGACCATCCCCGAGGGCACCGATCAGACGGTCGATAACAAGACCGTGGCCCTCAACAGCTACGTCTCTGTGCAGATCCCGTACACCGGAGAGGACATCAAGCACCTCAACAACGGCATCGGCTATGAGACCGTTTACGGCGACCAGATCGCCCAGGCATATCGCACCTGCGTCAACAAGATCGAACTCGACGGCTGGAACGAAGCCCGCAAGAACGCAACCCGCGCTTATGGTACGGCGGGAACGACCCCGTTCGCGTCGAACTTCAACGATCTGGCCCAGGTCCAGAAGATCCTTGTCGACAACGGGATGCCGTTCGATGGCCAGCTTTCCGCAATCTACGACACGACCAGCATGGCCAACCTGCAGTCGCTCTCGCAGCTGCAGAAAATGAACGAGGCCGGCACTGGCGAACTGCTTCGGCAGGGCTCCGTCGCTGAGCTGATGGGCTTCATCCTGAAGCGCTCGGCGCAGATCGGCGTCACGACCAAGGGCACTGGCGCTTCCTACACGACCGACACCGCTGGTTATGCGGTCGGCGCGACGGCAATCACGCTCATCACCGGCACGGGCACGATCCTTGCTGGCGATGTCGTGACGTTCGCTGGCGACACCAACAAGTATGTGGTGGCGGTCGGCAATACGGCGCCTGGTGTAATCACGCTGGCTTCTCCCGGCCTTCGCGTGGCGATCCCGACTTCGGCCACTGCAATGACGATCGGCGGAAACTTCACGGCAAACGTTGCCCTGCACCGCAATGCAATTGAGCTTGCGATGCGTCCGCCTGCTCAGCCTGAAGGCGGCGATGCTGCTGTCGACAACATGGTTGTGCAAGATCCGCACTCGGGCCTCACCTTCGAACTGGCGGCCTACAAGGGCTACCAGAAGATGATGATTGAGGTCCGCGCCCTCTACCAGTGGAAGGCGTGGAAGCCCGACGCGATCGTCTTGCACCTCGGCTAGTCGACTTGGAGCCGGGGCGGCCCCTTGGTCCCGGCTCCATCCTTTGAGGAGAGCCAGACATGGCAGCGAAGAAGAAGCCCGAACCAAAGGCTGCGGTTGAAGAGGCTGAGCCCAAGCAGGTTCACATGCGCCGCGGCGATGCAAACGCTTACGTGTCGCCAGCGGAAGTCGGCACTTTCATCGAGGCCGGATGGGAGAAGGCATGAACAAGGTCCACACGATCAAGGGCCTCATCGACCGTGATCTGCTCACTGTGAACGACATCGTGAGCGAGGACGACAATTCGCGCGCAGTTGCGACCGAATGGTTTCTCGATGGTGAATTGGTGCGGCGCGATGTCGCGGTTTCGATCCTTCGCGGCCAAGCTCTGGCTGGCGAGCAAGCGGAGATGGCATAGTGGCGAGGCGGGCAATGCCGGAAGCTGACCGTTTCATGGGTCATGTGGCTAAGGATGCGTCCGGCTGCTGGCTTTGGTCTGCATACCGTATGAAAAATGGATACGGACAGTTCCGCACCCCATTGCGGCACGAACTGGCACACCGCGCATCATACCGGCTTTTCAGGGGAGAATTGCAGGCTGACCTCGACGTGATGCACTCGTGCGACAATCCAGGCTGCGTCAATCCGGCTCATCTGTCACTCGGCACTAGGGCAGACAATATGGCGGACGCTAAAGCCAAGGGGCGCAGTGCGCGTGGAATGCGCCACGGCATGAACAAAATCAACGAAACGGACGCAATCGCAATTCGCCAAGCGCGCCGTCCGCAGGCGGAATTAGCCACGCAATTCGGACTATCACAATCGACAATCTCTCAAATTCGTACCGGCAAGCGCTGGGCGCATTTGTCTGCAATAGGAGGCTAAGATCGCTAACACTCAGGCAATTTGCGACAGCTTCAGGGTCGACCTGCTCAACGGCACTCACGCTTTCGGAGCGCAGGGCGCTAACGGCACCCGCACCGTCACCACCAAGGACGTGTTCAAGGCCGCGCTGTATCTCGCTACGGCGACGATCAACCGCTCGACCACGGCTTATTCGGCGACTGGAGAGCTTGCGGCTACAGGCAACTACACTGCCGGCGGTGTCACTGTCACGAACGCTACCGCGCCGGCTAACACTGGCGGAACAGGCATTGTCGCGTTCTGGACGCCATCGGCGTCGCTCTCTTGGGCCAACCTCACCAGTTCTGGTGCGTTCGATTGTATGCTGCTCTACAACTCGAGCAACACGGCCAATGCTGCAGTCGCGGTGTTCACGTTCGGCTCGCAGAGCGTCACGGCTGGCACGTTCACCCTGACGATGCCGACCAACGATCTTACCAACGGGTTGATCCGCCTCTCGTAAGACCCCTTATCAGGAGGTCTGACGCATGTCCTTCGTCGGCTCGAAATCAGGCGGTTACTCCTCCACCAGCACGCAATCGATCTCACTGACGAACCTGCTTGGCATCGGGGGCACATCGCTCACCGTCAAGCAGGGCGACTTGGTGATTGTCAGCGTCTCGCATTCAATGGCGACGACAGCCAGCAGGACGCTGGCGCAGCTCACTCCGCTAGATCCATCTGCGGCCAGTTATAGCAGTCCACTAGGGTCATCAGTCCAGTCTAACGATAGCAATGCTGTTTCGCTCGGCCTGTTCTACAAGTTCATGGGGTCCACCCCTGACACGACCGTCACGCTGCCGGTCTGTGCCGCTTCGACCAACAGTATTGCCTACACAATTGCGATTTGGCGGGGTGTCGATCAGACCACACCTTTCGCCGGAGTAACGGTCACAACTGCAAGCGGGGCCAATACCGGCCTTGCCGATCCGCCATCGGTCACGACACCGACAACGCCCAAGGATTGCGTTGTAGGTGGCGCGTTCGGCGCGGCTGTTGCTTCGGCCAGCGTTTTCACGAACAGCGGGGCCACGCCTTACGACACGGCGACCAATCTCTTTTCCTCGGGCGTTCAGAACACCGCCACCAACCGCGCTGTCAGCGGCATGGGCTTCAAGCGCGGCATGGCCGTTAGTACCGCGTTCAATGCGGCAATTACTGGCTCGACAACGACCAACACAGGATCTTGGGCCGCAGTCGCTTTCGTCCTGAAGCCAGACACAAGTCTGTCGGCAGCTTCAACCCTCACCGACGATTTTAGTTCGGACAATCTCGTCGCTGGAACGCCTGACGGGTTCAACCAGAATGCAGCCTGCACCGCCACGGTCACGGGTGGCGAACTCGTCATTCAGCCAGACAATGCGACGGTCGGATATAATGGGCGATACAGCAGCGCATATTATTCACTACGCGGGCAGTCGATCTACGCTGCGCTAACGCAAGCACCGAGTGGAGTTTCAAACCCCGGCTTCTCGGACACATTCTTTGGCTTCGCTTCGGACGATCGGGGAAACATCGGAATAGGCGTCTACACCAACGGCTCGGGAGCTATGACTCTGCGTCGTGGACCGAACGGTGCAGACCTTGCCACTGGTACAACGTACAATTCGACCAACCACTTCTTCTTCCGCATCACGCACAACGACGCCAACGACCATCTCCTCCTCGACGGCGCTCCTAATAGCAGCGGTTCACCGGGCACGTGGACGAACATCTATGACGTTGCGCGCCCGGTGGACGTGGACGTGGACTGCGGTCAAATCGCCTTCATTGGCGGCAACTTTGGCGGCGGCTCGACCCCGGGCGCGATCAAGTGGGACGGGCTGAATACAGCGCTAAGCGCCGGGACTTCCGTAGCGCTCTCCGGACAATCCGTATCGGGTGCGATCGGATCATTGCTAGCGGCGACTGCTCTGGCATTGTCAGGGGGTGCCCTCACAAGCTCTCAGGGCACGGTACAGCAAGGAGCGCCGCTAACCGGGCAATCTGTTGCTGCAGCCAAAGGCACGGCCTCTGGCGCTATCTCCGTCGCGCTCACGGGCCAATCGCTTTCGGTCGCCCAAGGTAATGTCGCGCTCGCAGGTCCGACCCTCACCGGACAGTCTGGAACGGTCGCCCAAGGGTCGACGGTTCCCGTCACATCGGTCAGCCTTACGGGACAGGCGCTTTCTGTCACTCGCGGTACTGTCGCGCCAACATCAGCGCCATCCCTCAGTGGTCAGGCCCTCGCCAGTGCTCAAGGCTCGGTGCTGCAAGGCGCTCCAATCACCGGGCAAGGAGCGGCTGTAGCCCAAGGCTCGGCTGCGCCCATTGTGTCCGTTGGCCTCACCGGACAGTCGGTTTCAGGTTCAAGCGGCTCAGTATCGCCAGCCTCCTCACCAACCCTGTCAGGCCAAGGCCTCACTGCGGCAGCGGGTTCTCTGGTCGCGGCCCGGAGCTTCGGACTAAGCGGGCAATCTCTGGCCGGGGCGCAGGGGTCGGTCCTCGCTTCATCAACCCTCGCACTACTCGGGGGATCTCTCACCGCCTCGCAAGGTATCGTTACGGTCGCGGGCTCGTCCAACGTCACCGCGGCGCTCACTGGTCAAGCATTAAGCATTGCTCAGGGCCTGCTCACGTCCTCGAGCAGTGTTGGCGTTACTGGACAGCAGGCAACCGCGGCCAGAGGCTCAGTCATTGCCGCGCCCAGCGTCGGTCTGAGCGGGTCCGCCACGCAATCGGCACAGGGTAGCATCAGCGCAAGCCGGTCCGTTGCTCTGGCCGGTCAATCCCTCACCAGCGGGCAGGGAAGGGCGACGTTCAGCCCGACTCTAACCGGCCAAGTCGCTGTCGTCAGCCTTGGTACGTTGCTCCCGAGCATATCGCCTGCGTTGGTGGGGCAGGCGCTCACTATCGCTCAGAACGACCTGGTTACGCGCCCTGCTGTTACCTACCCATTGGCGGGCGTCTCGCAGCCCTATCCCGGCGTACCGCAAACCTATGACGCGCTCCCCGCTCAGCCGTACCCAATAGATACCGCTCAAACCTATCCGCTGGAGGGCAAGAGCCAGAATTATCCGCTGTGAGGACCGGCTGAATTGGCTTTAATTACCGAGGATGGAACGGGGCTCGCGAATGCGGAGAGCTATATCTCCGTCGCGGACGCCGACACGCGCCTCGGCAATATGGGCATGACCACGTGGGCGACACTGGTCCAGGCTGAGAAAGAACAGGCCCTCAGGCGCGCCACGGCATACATCGAACAGGCCCTTCGGGAGCGCTGGACCGGCTACCGTCTGCACAAGTCCCAGGCTCTGTCATGGCCGCGCTGGTACGTTGTCGTAGACGGCTATCCGATCGATCCCAATGTCGTTCCCCCCGATGTCGCCAATGCCACTGCCGACCTCGCGCTGAAGTCCGCTGCCGGCGATCTGAACGAGGATCTGTCGCCTCGCGTCATCAGGAAGAAGGTCGGTCCAATCGAGACCGAATATGACCGCTATTCGCCGCAGTCGAAGCGGTACCGGGCGCTCGAGATGGCTTTGTCGCCGTATCTCAAGGGGTCGTCGTCAAACGCGATGTTGGTGAGAGCGTGAGTTATGCTGACGACCAGACCAGCGCCAAGCAGCTCCTGGCCGAGGCAGGGCAGGCCGTGACGCTGACTCCGCCCACCACCGGGACATATGACCCGAACACGGCGACGGTGACTGGAGCTGCGCCTACTCCCGTCACGACAAACGGCGTTGTGCTCCCACTTTCGCGCGGGCTCAAGCATATGCCGGGGACGGACATCACCGCGTCCGATCAGCAGCTCTTGCTTCCCGGCGATATTGCCGAGCCGGTGCTCGACACCAAAGCAACCATCGGCGGCGTCGACTACACGATCAAGGAAGTTGCTCCGCTCAATCCTGGTGGGACAGCACTTCTCTATGACTGCGTCATTCGGGGGGCTCCATAATGGGCAGCTTCTCGGTCCAGCTTCAGCAGTTCGCCGACAAGACGAGCAAGCGCGCCGATGACATCGTTGGCCGCGTTATCGTCGGCATTGCCCAGCGCCTTGATGAGCGCTCTCCTGTGGGAGATGCAACCTATTGGCAGAGCAAGCCGCCCAAAGGCTACACAGGCGGACGCTTCAGGGGCAACTGGCAGCTCGGCATCGGGATTATCCCCGCAGGCGAGACTGGCCGCATCGATCCTTCTGGTTCGGCAACGCTCGGAACGATCATCGCGTCGATACCGGATCAGCCAGCAGGAACGATAGCCTATCTATCGAACAACGTTCCATACGCCCAACGGATAGAGGACGGCTGGTCGCGTCAGGCTCCCCAGGGCTTGGTCGGAATTACCGCGATGGAGTTTCAGCAGGTCGTTGACCAGGCGGCAGCGGCATGACCGCGCTTCCCGCAGTCCGCGCCGCGCTCGAAACGCAGCTGGCGACCATCTCTCCCCCGATCGACACGGCTTATGAGAACACGCCCTACGTTCCCGTAACCGGCACACCCTATCAGCAGGTGACGCTTCTCCCGGCCACCCCGGCGAACATCGAGATAGGCCCTGCCTACACCGAGCAAGGGCTGTTTCAGGTCAATTTGTTTTATCCCAAGGATACCGGGGCAGGTGCTGCGCAGGCCCGAGCCGAACTGATCCGCGCCAAATTCCCGTTTGCCGCCTCGCTCATCAACGGCGGGGTCACGGTGAACGTCATCAATACGACTGAGATCGGCCCCGCACGACCCGAGGACGATCGCTTCATGGTGCCTGTGAGGGTCCGTTGGTCGGCTCGAATCGGAGGATAGGACAATGACCGCAGCACAGGGCTTATACAAAAAGATTGCGTACAAGAAGCAGACCGCGCTCGGATCGGCTGCCTCGGGCTCTGGCGGACAGCTGGTGCGCCGCGACAAGGCGACCTTTGCGAAGGTGAAAGACATCTTCACCTCCGACGAGATCAATAGCTATCAGCAGTATAGCGGCGACAATTTCGGTTCGTCCAAGACGACCGGCTCGCTCGATGGCGAGCTTTCGCCCAAGACCTACGCCGACTTCCTCGGTTCGCTCAATCGCTCGGCATTCGCGGCTGGCGTATCGGCATCGGCTGCTTCGCTGACGATTGCTGGGGCTGGGCCGTTCACCATCACTCGCGCGGCGGGTTCCTACCTCACCGATGGTTTCAAGGTCGGCGATGTCGTCCAGATCACTGCCGGCACCTACACGGGCATTGCCCGCAACCTCAACATGGTCGTGACGGCCCTGACGGCAACCGTGATGACGGTGATCGTCCCCAACGGCAAAGTGCTGTCGGCACAGGGACCGATTACCTCTTCGACTATCGCCGTAGTCGGGAAGAAGTCGGTCACAGCGAGCACCGGGCAGCTCAACGACTATTACACGATCGAAGAGTGGCTTTCGGACATCTCCAAAAGCCGCCTCTATACCGACACGCAGGTTGCCACTGCCGATATCACGATTCCGGCTAATGGCGATTGCAAGATCGCGCTCACGTTCATGGGTCTCGGGCGCACGCTCGGCGTGGCGCAGGTGCTCACGACCCCAACCACTGAAACGTCGACGTTCATCCTCTCTGGTGTGAATGCTGTCATCATGGTGAACGGCACGCAGCAGCTAACCGCGACTTCGCTGAGCATCAAGGTCGACGGCCAGCTCGCTCCTGGCGAGGCGGTGATCGGTTCCAAGACGATCAGTGACAACGTGAAGGGCGACATCAAGGTGTCCGGCTCATTCTCCTTGGTGAAGCAGGACGAGAGCGGAGCGACGATCTTCGAGAACGAAATAGCGGTCCAGATCATCGCGGCCGTGTTCAACGACACCACTGACAACGCTGCGTTTGTGTCGTTCTCGATCCCAGCTGCGAGCGTGCTTACCGACGAAAACGATGACGGCAAGAAGCAGATCGTCTCAAGCCATAATTTCACAGCCGAATACAATGGTTTGAGCGGCGGAACCGGCCTCGCGACGGACTCGGGGATCATCTCGATCCAGGACAGCGCAGCGTAAGCTTAGCCGCGGGAGAGGCGCGGTTTACACAGGTCACCGGGGGCGCGTTCCTCTCTCGCTCCCGGTGGCACAAGAGAGGAAGATAACATGGCAACGAAAAAAGGTGGGTTTAACCTCGCGTCGCTCGATACTGTCGCGGCGTGCAACAAGCCCTTCGAGGTCGAGATCAAGAGCGTGAACGGAGATCCGACCGGCTTCTTCGTGTCGGTCCTAGGGGCTCACAGCGATGTCTACCGTGGCCGCATCCGTGCCCTAGCCGATGAATCCCTGCGTAAGCAGGCGACGGGCAAGGCCACCGCAGAGACACTGGACAAGCTGGAAGCCAAGAATATCGACGCGCTCGTGGCGGCGAGCGTTGGATGGCGCTTTGGCGATGCTACTGTTGTCCCTCTCGATGATGAGGAACTCGACTTCAGCCCAGCCAATGTCCGCAAGGTTTATGAGCGCCTGCTGCCGGTTCGTGAACAGGTCGCGGAGGCAATCAACGACCTCGCAAATTTTATGCCGCGCTAGTCGAGAGTTTCGAGGCGTTCGCCGACTTCCAGTTCATGCTCAACGAACCGGAAGAGGATGGAGCGCCGCTGCTCGACCATTTGCTGGCGACCGAACGGCAGACAGGCAAGCGTCCACAGATCCTTTTAGATGCCCCCAAACTACCTGATGGCTGTGAGGATCTGTGGGCGATATTCAATGAGCTTCACGGCTGCCGGGGATCGAATGGCTTTGGCCCGAGCCGGATCACGTTCGTTGATATAGACGCTTGGCAGCGGATTACCGGAGTTCGTCTTTTGCCGTGGGAAGTCGACGCAATCCGCCGTGCGGACAAGGCGTTTCTCTCCCGCTGGGACGAAGCGAACAGAGCGTCTCAAGGATGATTTAAGGCGCGGTCCACAAGTCTCCGGATGGCCTCCGCGCGCCCAGGAAGGTCTGGTTGCGTCCGACGCCATTCGTCGATTTTCTTCAGCCACTCCTCAGAGGCGCGCATCTGGAACGGTCTATCGTGGATCAGGGCCATTGCCACATTGTATTGTATGTGTTGACACATTAATAGTGTCATGTAATGACGTGCGGATGGACAGAGAAGAATGGCGAGCAATCCCCGGCTACGAGGGATACTACGAAGTCTCCTCCCACGGGCGTGTTAGGTCACTTCCACGGACCATGAAACTACGTGGAAGGTGGGGAGAATATGAGCGCACAATTGACGGCAAGATAATTCGTCAAGTCCACGGGAACAGTCATTGGATGTATCATTCGGTCTGCCTCCACAATGGGCGAGACAGGCCGAAGCGGTATTTCGTTCATAGGCTGGTATGCGAGGCTTTTAACGGGCCGCCGCCGCAAGGCGAGAAGAGAATTGTCGCGCACAACGATGGTGACTGGCGAAACAATTATTACGCGAACCTCAGGTGGGCGACCTATCTTGAAAACAGTGCCGACGCCAAGGCGCATGGGCGCACGTGCAAAGGAACGCGAAACAAGATCGCAAAGCTTAATGACGATAAGGTGCGCGAAATCAGAAGTGCCGAAGGCGTAACCCAACGCGAACTTGCGCGTCGGTTCGGCGTAAGCCAAAGCCAGATTTGGATGGTTCGTTCCCGAAAATCATGGCGGCACTTGTAATAGCACAACCCTAACTCCCGCTCCCGCCGCAGACATACCGTCTGCGCGATGACAGACCTTGCGAATTTGGTCCTGGCGGTCGACTCGACTTCCGTTCCCAAGGGCACCGCTGCGCTCAATGAGCTAACGGCTGCTGGCACGCGGGCGGAAGCGGCAGCGATCGGTCTCGGCAGAGGCAGCAAGACGGCTGCTGCCGAAGGTGTCGCAATGGCAACTGCAGCCCAAGCAGCTGCCCGCGCTGCGATGGATCAAGCATCAGGGTTCAAGGTCGCGACCGATGCTGCGCGCGTCAATACGCTGGCGCTTCGTGAATCGCTCGTCGTGGCGCGCGAGATCAGCCGCGGTAACTTCACGCGCATTCCCGGCTCACTGACGCTGCTGGCCCAAGGCATCGGCTCACAAGGAGGCATCAGCTCCTTTTTGTCGGCCATTTCGCAGCAGATCGGCCTCGTCAAAACACTCCAGAACGCCGAACTCGCGGAAGCAGCGACGGCCGCCGCGAACGCTGCTGCAGGTGTCGAGGCAGCAGCGCGTCGCGCGTCGGCTAATGTCATGGCTGCCGACACCGAGATTGCGCTTGCCGAGGCGCAGGTTCGCGTGACGGAAGGCACTTCAGCAGAGGCGGCGGCCCAAGCGCGTCTTGCGGCAGCGCATGAAGCTGTTGGTGTCGCAGCGGCAGAGGCCGCGGTTGCCGAGGATGCACTCGCCGTAGCGATGGGCCGCGCAAACGAAGCGCAAGCGGCATCCGCTGCTGCGTCGCGGACGGTGATTGGAGGAGCCGGGATAGGGCTTATCGGCCTCGGCATCGTTGCTGCTGTCGCCTATGGAGCGGTCAAGCAGTTCCAGGACCAGGTTAAGGAGAGCGGACAGCTCGACGATTTTGCAGACAAGCTGAACTTGACCGACGCACAAATCAAAAAGCTCGGCGGCAGCGTCACCTATCTCGGCCACAACATAAAAGAAGTGCACGGACTGACCGTCACGTTTGGCGATGTCATGTACGCCGTGTGGCATGAGATCGGAAGGGAAGTCAGCAACGCCGGCCCGTGGAACGCGATGGAGGCGGCAGCGACGGGCGCCTTCAATGCCATTCTCTCGGCGTGGAACAAGGTGAGCGCTGGAATCAGCGCTGGTCTCTTCTTCATTATAGATGCCGGAAAGGCCGCCATCAACGGCTCGCTGTTCACTGGCAAGTTCGATGCCATCGGCGACATCAAGAGCCGCTACGCCGACGAGCTCAAGCGCAATGCGGACGCCTTCGGCCGTATTGGCGCTGGCGCTATCGCGCACCGTGAAAAGACGCTGCAGGATCTCTCGGACGGCAACAATCCGCGTGCCCCGAAGAAGCCGAGGAAGGAAAGCGATCACGGCCTCCAGGAGGCGCTCGACAAGCTCGATGCCGAGATCAAGGGCCAGTATGCGCTCGCAGCAGCCTACCAAGTCAGTGACGTTGCCGCCCAGCGGGCGATTGCTCACCAGAAAGCTGCTGAGGATGCGATCCAGCACAAGGGGCTAGAGACGCAGTTCTACGCCAAGGAACTACAGAAGGCGGTTGCCGAAGACGTAGCAAGGCAGGCCAAGAGCAACGCCGATCTTCAAACCGAAACGTCGATCCGTGCACGGCTGAACGCCCAGGTTGCCAATGGGGCGATCAATCTCGGGCAATACAACAGTGAACTAAAGCTGCAGACTACGCTGCACCATCTGAACGTCGATCTGGAAAACGCCGATGCTCAGCACAAGGGTGTCGTTCTAAACATCATCAAGCAGACGGTCGACCTCCAGACAGAGCAGCTCCAGCTCGAGGCTCAGCTAAACGCGCTCAAGCAAAATACAGCCAACGACAATGAGATCGCCAGACTGCAGCTCGAGACGCGGCTGATTGGTGCATCGAACAAGGAGCGCGCCGTTGCCTTGGCCCAACTGTCGGCGATGCAGCAGCTGAAGGAAATCGACCCGAATGGCCTGTTGACTAAGGGAGAGCGCAACGACTTCGTCGGAAAGCAAGTCCTGAAAGCTCAGCTATCGGTCCAGACGCCTTTCCAGCAATGGGCGCAGAATATTCACACGTCATCTGCTGGCATTCTGCAGGATCTGCAGCAGATTGAGTTCAGGGGCTTCGACAACCTCGCCTCTTCGATTGCCGATGTCGCCACCGGCACCAAGAGCTTGGGCGCGGCGTTCCGCGACATCTCGCGCCAGATCATCAACGATATCATCCAAATGACGGTGAGGATGCTGATATTCCGCGCGGTCAGCAGCATATTCGGCAGCAGCAGTGGCATTGGCGGAGCTGGAGCGGGATTATCGGCTGCAGGTGCCGTCGCTGGTGCCAGAGCCTCAGGCGGCCCTGTGTCGTCGGGACAGACCTATCTCGTCGGCGAAAAGGGTCCGGAGCTGTTTCGCCCATCCTCGTCGGGAGCGATCATCCCCAACCATAAGGTCGCAGCCAACAACAATGGGCCAATCGAGATCAAGATCGGCTTTGGCGATGCGCCCGACTTTGCTCCTTACGTACAAGAAGTCTCGGCAGCTCACGCCAATCAGGCTGTGGCGATCTCGGTAGATCATACGAACAAGACGTTGAGCGCACTCGCCCGTCCCAAACTGATGGGGCGGTGACATGTCGCTTATCACCGCGCCTGCCTTCGCATTCAGAGAGATAGAGTGGGAGCTGGATCAGCCGGCGCAAGTCAATCGCTCGCAATGGACTGGCAAGCGCACTGTGGTCACGTCGCCTTGGCACGGCATCTGGCGCTCCACGATCTATCCGAGGACCGAGCAGGGCGAAGCTAATTTCCGGGCACTGCGCGGCTTCTTTGTGAACCTCCAGGGACAGGTCAACACCTTCCTGCTGCCCGCCACCGAAGCGGCCCAAGGGGTTGCCGATACAACGGTCGCATCCGGAGGAGCGCAGGGAAGCCTGACGCTCGTCATGGCCGCATCGCGTACCGTGACAACCGGAATGCTGGCAACCGTCACCCTGCCGAGCGGCAATTTTCAAATGGTCATGATTACCGTCGACAGCACGGGAACGACACTGACGTTCAAGCCCGCGCTTCGTGAATCGGCCGCAGTCGGAGCAGCTGTGGCGCTATCTAGCCCGGTTTGCCAAGTCGCGATGGCGGATAGCAAATTCCGGTGGAGTGTCGGCTCGTGGCGGCGATACTCGACCAACGGAATTGCCGTCGAGGAGGCTTTCTAGTGCCGACCCTCGACAGTACCGCAAAGGCGGCGGTCAACAGTAGCTTCGCCCCGGCGTGGTTCATTTATCTCGACATTCTCTCCGATCCGCTGCGCGTCACTACGTTCGGTGCCAATGTTGCTTTTTCCGGGACAGGCGACAGTGACCTAGACGGCAACACCTTCACAGCATTCGCCGGAAAGCTGATTGAGGTCAGCGATGTCAGCAATGGAGAGGCGGGGTCTGAAACCCTGACCATCACGCTTTCCGGCATCGTCAGCATCGATACCACACTGGTCAATGAAATCGGCGACAAGACCAAGTGGCAGGGACGCACCGCAAGATTGTGGTTCAGGGTCTATGACGCGGCCGGCGTAACCGCCCAAGGCGCGATCGTCTCTTTCTACACCGGGTATATGAGTTCTGTTCGCCTGATTGCCGCGCCGGAAAGCCAGACGATCCAGCTCTCGATCGAAAATTACCTCGCCTACACGACCCAGGCGTCTAACCGCTCCTATCTCAACCAGAAGGATTACGATTCTGCCGACACTAGTGCGGCGGCGACGATCACTGCGGCCAATGGCCTGAGGCGCGATTCTGGAGCTGTTGCCGGTTATTCTGGTTCTGGCGGTGGGCCGGCCAGCAATATCCGCGAACCCACACTGACGCACCTCGTATGAGCCGTCATCCGCAATGGGAATCTCGCTTGAGCGCTCTTGTCGCCAAGCGCATGAATGCTCCCTACGTCCCAAGTCGCCATGACTGCCTTTTGTGGCCAGCGGACGTGGCCAAGGCCGTAACCGGCACGGATCACGCGCGCGGGCATCGCGGCAAGTACAAGAGCACCGCAACGGGGTATCGCTATCTTCGCGAGAAGCTAGGGCACGACACCCCTGAATCGCTGCTCGATTGCCTGTTCGATGAGAAACCGGTTGGGTTTGCGGGCCGCGGTGACTTGGTACTCGCCGAAGATGGGATCCCGGCTGTGTGCATGGGCGCGTTCGCTCTGTCCGTAGGACAGGAGGGCAATCACGAAGGCTTGGTGCGCGTGCCTCGCGAGCAATGGATCAAGGCGTGGGCGGTCGGAGAACACCACAGCGGTGAATTGAAGCTCTCTAAAAAACGGAGGGCACCATCTCAAAAAAGATCATAGGCATTGCGCTCGCCGCAGTTTCGCTCGCGATTCCGATCGTAGGGCCCGCCATCGGGCTGTCCATTCTCGCGACCACGCTTGTTGCAGTCGGTGTGGGGCTGGCTGGAAGCTTTCTGCTTGGTCCGGCTAAGCCCAAGGGCCTGAGTACCAGCCCTAGTGACAGACTGACCGCCACGCTGGTTCCGACAGATCCCCGCAAGATCGTGTTCGGCAATACGGCAATGGCGACTGACGTTCGCTATCAGGCGTTCACCGGGACCAACCAGGAATATCTGGAGATGATCGTCTGTGTCGCCTCGCACGAGGTGAACGCGATTTCCGAAATATGGCTGGACAATGAGAAGGCGTGGAACGGCAGCGTTCTCGGGAGATACGTTGGTTATCTGACTGTCACGACCAGAACGCTTGGAACCAGTGCCAACGGCATTGCCATTGATGGCACATGGACTTCGAGCTGCACCCTCACCGGATGCGCTTACGTCTACATGAAGTTCAAGCTCACCGGAAACTCGGACAAGGTAAGCAGTCCTTTCTCTGGTGGCGTCACTTCCCGCATGACGATCCGCGGCAAGGGTGCCAAGGTTTACGATCCGAGACTCGACAGTACGGTTGCTGGAGGCTCTGGAACGCAGCGCGCCAACGACCAGACGACGTGGGCGTGGGATGACAACGGCTCGAGGAACCCTGCGCTTCAGGAACTGTGGTACGAACTCGGCTGGAAGATCAATTCCAAGCTTGCCGTGGGCAAAGGCGTACCGCCTGCCCGCATAGATCTTGCCAGTTACGCGGTCGGCGCGAACGCCTGCGACGAGAGCGTTACATTGAACGGCGGAGGAACAGAATCCCGCTACCGCAGCGATGGCGTTCTTTCAGAAGCGGATGACCCAGGAGCGGTCAGGGACAATCTCTGCGCCACGATGAACGCGGTCCTGAGGGACGCAGGCGGCAAACTAGCTCTAACAGTCCTTCACGACGATCTTTCGACGCCGGTCACTCCATCTGGCAAGAGCGCGTTCGATGATAACGATGTGATGGGCGAGATGCAGTGGGACCAGACCCCTGACCTCAACCAGAGCTTCAACATCGTTCGCGGTCGGAGAATAGATCCGTCCGATAATGCTCTCTACCAGGCTGTTGACGTTCCCGAAGTCGGCCTGACGAGCATCGACGGCATCGATCGCATCGACACTGTCGATTACGTCATGGTGCAGTCCAATGGTCAGGCGCAGCGCCTGATGAAGCAGAGGCTGCAGAGGAACCAGTATCAGGGACGGCTGAGCTTCACCGGGAAACCCAGCTTCTGGGGCCTCAACATCGGAGATGTCTTCCCGCTTACCCATGCCGCCTTCGGATGGTCGGCCAAGCTGTTCCGTTGCGCCGGCCAGAAGATCAGCCGGACAGGCGAGACGCAAATCGTCGCGATTGAGGAAAACAGCGCGATCTATGCATGGGCCAATAATGAGGCTGCTGCCGTCACTCCTGGCGCACCTGTGGTTTACAATCCAGTCAATGACCCGCTTGTCAGCGGCATTACCGACATCAACGGTACAAGCATCTTGGGAGACGCCAATAGGGTTCGCTTCAGCCAGATGGAGCAGGGCGCGCTTGGCTACAACCTCCTCTACAACTCTGCCAGCTTGCCCTTCACTCTAGGAAAGACAGTGGCCTCGGGCTACAACATTGTTCAAATTGGCGTGACATTCACGGCGGCCAGTCAGGTCGTCATTATCGGGACCGATTTTAGCAAGGCAGCTTTCCGCATTCCCGTAACTGCTGGAGAGCGAATTTTCGTCGGCCTCCGCACCCAATGCGACCCTCCGGGGGGCGTGTCGACGGGAAGTTGGCAATATTTTATCCGATTTATGGATAGCTCGGGGACTTATATTAGTGGGAGCGGCGCTCAAATCGGTGCCGGGACCGGCGACTCCTTCGGAACGAGGATCGGCATATTCACCAATGTTCCAGCTGGAGCATTCTCTGCATACATTGAGGGCGATCTAAGCTCGGATTCTTCCACTGGCGCTGCATCAATCGGCATCATCGAACCGATGGTGGTCGGTGCTACAGCTACCCAGACGGCTTGGCCTGCGTTCAGTCCAGGACCAAGCAGCGAGTTCGGCGCGGACGTTACAGCAAACCTTGTCGGCCCAGCTGCGTCTGATGTGAATTACGACAACCCAGGAACGACATTCCAGAGCGCGCTAGACCTCAATTACAAGGTGCAGACATTCGCCGGAACCGTGACGAGCGGCGTGACGATGACTTACAAGGTCAAGTCGGGAACGTTCAACGGCTTCAGCTCGGCCAGCGGCGCTCAAACGATGACGGTCACAAGCGGCGCGGCGACAATCACGCCAACGTCGCTCGCGACAGACAGTGCGACAATCGAGGTCACGGCAATCTATAATGGGCGTACACTGCCCGCCTTCACGACCGTTCTCAACAAGGTTCTAGCGCCAGCAACTCCCACAGGCACGGGCGGAGGTGGGGGAGGCTCGACTGACGTTCCCTCTCAAACCAGCGGGTTCACCGCGATCAATACCGCCACGTTCACGACCATCACGTCTAGCCTCACCTTCACCATGCCTACAGGCAAGACAACACTTCGCTGTGTCGTCAATCTGTCGTGCAAATATGGAAAGACGGCCAACCAAGTCGGGCCGTGGGACGTGGAGTTCAAGGTGCAGCGCGGAGGCGTGGATCAGGGCACGACTCAGCACTCGAACCCAGATCCCGAAATCGTGAACGATCCCGACTTTGGCGACGTAGCCAATCCGGGAACGATGCAATACACTCTCGACATGACTGGCCTCACCGTGGGCGTCCAATATACCGTTGTTCTGCAGGCTCGGGTTGCAACCGGAACCCTTCCGACCAACGGCGTCAACATGACCTTCTCTGGCTCTGTAGCATTGAGCGCGCCATGATCCTGATCGAACAAGATGGCCGCAGGCAGCTCGTGGCCAGCCTCGATGGCTACGATGCCGCCACGGTTATTAAGGAGAATGTGGCTGAACCCCCTCCTTATGTCACGGCAGATGATCTGGATGACGAAGGCTCTATTCCACTAGAACTGCTCAAAAACATTCTGTGGGCGCGCGTAAAGGAGATCCGCGGCGAGAAGGAAACAGGGATTGCTCCAACTCCTCTAGGTGATGTTCAGATAGACGAAAAGAGCAAGGCCAAGATTATGGGTGCGCTCGACTTTTGTAAGCTCAAGGAGGAGCAGGGCCAGCCCTTCACGATGAACTTCACGATGGCCGACAATACGCGCGTCGTGCTCGACAACATTAAAGTGCGCCAACTAGCGGGGGCTGCGGGTCTCTACGTCGCCCAGCTTTATGATTATTCCTGGACGCTCCGCGATGCGATCGAGGCAGCAGCTACTACAGACGAAATAGGTCAGATCAACGTTGAGACTGGCTGGCCATGAGCAGCTTCACGGAACCCTTGATCGTCGAGGTTGAAAGCAGGGAGCGCAGCGGGATTGGCTTGGTCAAGCTGGCCAAGGAGTTTTCATATTACCTTGAGGACGGTAGCGACACGATCGCTATCCCTGTCGGATATGAAACTGACTTCTGCTCGATCCCTAGGTTTGCAAGGCCCGTCTTCTGCACGATGGGCAAGTCGGCAAAGCCTGCGCTGCTTCACGACTGGCTGCTGCGAAACAAGGACAAGCGTGCAACGCGGATATTCAACGAAGCGCTGAAGGTGGCAAACGTCAGCACAGTTGGGCGCTGGATCATGGTCGCGTTCGTCTTTGTGTGGACGTTCTCAGAACTCCACTGATTAGCCTCCAAACCTAACCGCCGCTCCCCTCAGCGCTCTAGCCATGCGTCATGGCCAGCGCGAAAGATCGGCTTCACGCGCCCCCTTTTGCGCAAGGGCGCGCGTAACTGTGCCCACCCCTGTTCCCACCGACAGCCTTAACTGGACGATCGCTGGTTTCTGGATGGCCGTTCTGGCCTTCTTCGGCGTTCTCCTTCGCCAGATCGGCCCGTGGCGCAAGCAGATCAGCGATCTGGAGGAGCGCCTTCGGCTAGAGCTGTTGCAAGAGCGGCGAAGGTGCGAAGCCGAGCTGCGCGTAGTTCGTCACCGCACGAGAAACCAGCGGCAGATTATCTATTCGCTGCTGCACTTGTTCGATCTTCCCGCGACCCGCCGCAAGGAACTGCTGGCGAGCATCCGAGCAGACTTAGCGGCTCTCGAGCAGGCAGAGGCAACCGAGAGCGGGATCGTCGCATCTGCTCTTGGTGATTCGGTATGACGGCCGCCAATTATGCCCCGTCACTCAGGCTCGTGCTCATTCACGAGGGCGGCTTCGTTTGCGATCCCCAAGACCCAGGTGGAGCGACATGCAAGGGCGTCACTCAGGCCGTTTATGATGACTGGCGAATTGGCGAGGGACTGGACAAACGTAGCGTCAAGCTCGTCAACGACTATGAGGTCGGGAAGATCTACCGTTCCCTATATTGGGACAGGATTTGCGGCGATGCACTTCCTGTAGGCGTAGATTATTGCTGCTTTGATTTTGCTGTCAACAGCGGCCCTGCGCGAGCGGCGCGATACCTTCAGCGCGCGGTCGGTGCGTTTCAGGACGGCGACATCGGACCGGCTACGCTGGCCTCCGTCAATAGCAGCCACATCCCTGACGTGATCGATAACGTCTGCGATGCGCGGCTGTCTTTTCTCAAGCAGCTGCCGATTTTCGACAGGTTCGGACACGGATGGACGACGCGGGTTCAGGACGTTCGCGCCAAGGCCAAGGAGATGGCGGCGTGAGCCTTTTTGTCGTCCGCAACCCGATCCGCCTGTTCGCGGTCATCTGCGTAGCCGTCACGTCCGCCTTCGTCATGGTGATGAGCTATCGCCTGCTGAACGTGCTGAGCGGGCCGGGATGGTGCGCCACAGCTCTCGGCGCCGGCAAGGCGACCTCGGTTGATGGCACGGTCAAGGGCTTGGATTCATGCGTTAACCTGCTGACCATTCAGCTCAAGAGCCTCGCAAACAACAGTTATATATTCGGCGGCGTCATCGCGCTCTGCCTGCTGACCCTGATTGTCATTGTGATCGCTGGCGGGCGCCTGACATTCAAAGGCCCAGCCAACATCGAAACCGACATCAGCGGCAATCCAGCGCCAGCAGCGGCACAGGCTGTTGCCGACAGTGCTCAGACGACCGCCAACGTCATCAAGGAAACCACGCCATGAGAGACGAAGGAGACCTCCACATGTCTATCGAGCCCAAAAGCCGCTGGACGCACAAATACCAGCACTATTCCGTCATCATCGTTGGCCTTCCCACACCGCAGGTCAAGGATGCGAACGACGCCAACTGGCAGCCTGCCGTTGCCTATCACCAAGAGGACAATGCTGGCGATTCAATGACGTTCGTCCGTCCCGAAAAGGACTTCCTCGCTAAATTCGTACCGGAGGCAAAATCATGACCATTGCGATCCTATTCATCATCCTCTCGCTCGTCTGCTTCATCGCCGCTGCGGCCGGCCTTCCCGAGAACTCGCGAGTCAACATGATGGCGCTCGGGCTTGTGTTCCTGACCGTCTTCTTCGCGCTCAATTCGGCGGTAATCAGGTAATGCCGGTCTTCCTCCTCTCGCTATTCGGGAAGCTCGGCATCCCGCCGCAGTTCCGCAAGGCAGCGCTCATCGGAACGGCAGTTGTGCTGCTCATCGCTATGCTGATGGTCGGCAAGTGTTCGTACGACAAAAGCGTCATTCGCAATCACGAAGCCAAGCAGGAAGCCGCGACGGCGAAAGCTGACCGGACTGCCGATACCCATGCGGCCGAGCAGAGGCGCGCAGATGACGCCCGTTCTACCACCGAAACACAGCAGATCAAGGAGGCTGTCAATGAAGCCGGTAACGATCCCGCTGCTCGCCGTGCTGCTTACTACAGTTGCGTGCGAAAACAGCAATCCGCCCGCAAGTCCGGCAAGCCATCCCCCGGCTGCTGACCTCACTTGCCCTGCCGAGCCCGATATAGCGGCCATGCTTGCTGCTGACCCCTCTGGCGTGAGCTTTGACGCTGCCGTGCGCTCCGCCGGCCAGCAATGCCGTGATGCGCTCCACCGCATCTGTATGTGGCACCGCGAGCGCGGACTTCAGATCGACTGCGACAAGCCACCGGAGCTAACGCCATGAACCGCTTCCACGTTCTCCTCCTCGCGTTGGTGCTCCTCATCGGAGTGATGCTCTTCGCCTGTCCAGCTCACGCAGCCAGTCAACCTCCGGTCATCACCGTTCCCGATGTGACCTGCGTCGAGAATGCATCCTGTACGCTCATCGTCACCAAGACCAAGGCGAACAGTTACTCACGAATCCAACTGACAACAGTCGACGGAACGGCCAAGGCGGGAATCGACTACCGCGCGCTTAACTCTACCTACACGCTATCGAATAACCAGACGCAGCTGGCCGTACCTCTGAGCCTGATCGACAACTCGACCTACCAGGGCTCACGAACCTTTGCCGTCAGGATCACCGTTCTCCGCTTTGCCCAGGTTGCAGCGAGCTACGTTCCGACAACGGTCACGATCACCGATGACGAGACGCCTCCACTTCCTCCGCCTCCATCAACGAGAGTAGCTGGCGAAACACCCATTGCCGACAACTTCGACGTATCCCAAGCGATCGAGCAGACATGGTATGGTCCTCTCGGCAGGGGAGGCATTGCCCCAGCTTCAGCCGATCCCGTGGGAGCCTTCCGCGAGTTCTGTGCACCGGGCCAAATCCTCAGGGACGACCCGATGGTCTATGCCGGCCAACCCGGAGCATCGCCGCACCTCCACCAGTTTTTCGGAAACGATAGAACGAACGGCAACAGCAATTACACCAGCCTCAGAACCACGGGCCAATCCACTTGCGGCAACCGTGGCTCAACTACCCCAACGAACCGCTCCGCTTACTGGATGCCGGCAATGCTGGATGGTACGGGCAACGTAGTCAAGCCAGACTACATGAACCTCTATTACAAGCGGAACCCTGCTTCAGACCCATATTGCAAGTCTCCTGACCTCGGAGGAATCGGGATCTGCGCCGACCTCCCCAACGGCATCCGGTTCATCTTCGGCGCCAACATGAAGACCATGACCGATGGTCCCACAGACGTTAATTCCCAGAACCACGATGCGATCACGTTTCAATGCTGGGCGAGCTTCGACAACTCGGTGAGCAACAACGGCCTCAACGCTTACTATCATTCGATGGAAGAGGTTCGCGCAGCCGGTTGTCCGGTTGGAGCTCGGCTGATGATTATCGCCGCTGCCCCCAATTGCTGGGACGGACAGAGCCTCGATTCAGCAGATCACAGGTCGCATATGACATGGTCGAACGGAGCGATGTATCCCGGCCAGTTCTTCCGCGCCTGTCCGTTGGATCATCCTTACGTCATTCCCAATCTTGAGGTACAGGTAGCCTACACGATCGATGCTAATTTCGTCGCCGGCAAGTGGCTGCTCGACAGCGACAGGCAGATGGATGCAAGCGGTATGCAGGTTGTTCCCGGCTCGACCTGGCATATGGATTATTGGGAAGCGTGGAGCCCAACGGTCAAAGCTACTTGGCACCGTACCTGCATCAACCAGAAGCTGTCATGCGCTGGTGGAGACTTGGGGGACGGCACCGATATTCTGAAAGCCGATCATTATCCTAATACGGACTTTCCAACGCATGTGTTGGTGCCAGTGCCTTAGGCGCGGGGGAGGCTGCCGCCGC